ATGTCAAGTGTTTTGTGAAAAAAAGTACAAAAAAAAGTCCTTGCAAAACAAGGACTTAGAAATTATTTTAAATTATTTTTGACATTATGCAGATATATCTACGTTTTGCCCCATAGGTTTGAGGGGTTCTACTGATTGCCCTCTGTTATTATAGGTGGTGTATGACACCTCAGATACCCTGACAGGCCCATCGCCCGTCTGTGTGTGCTTTACATGTACAGTAGTTAGAGTGTCTCCTACAGGATAAGTCCTTGTATAATTACTCACTATCCGTACTGGTAGTATTGGTGTTATCTCTGTCATTGGTTTACCCTTACGGCGGCGGCATCCCCTCGCATTGTGTAAGAGAGAGAAAGGAGCAAGGGAATGCCGCCGAGACATGCTGGTTAGACTAGGAGTTCTCCTAGCGTTGCAGGCCCAGCTATCCCATCTGCAACTAACCCATTGGCGGATTGCCATTCTTTTAAAGCACGTTCAGTGCCTGGGCCGAAGTCACCGTCTGCTGTGATACCTAATGCTTCTTGCATCATCACAACACCAACCGACTTCATGCCTTTTCGTAATACACCAATATCTTCTGGTGAAGGTTCTTCCACAAACTCATCATCTGATTCGTGTTCTGAAACATCACTACCTAGCATATGTAGTGCTTCTTTCCAGTGATGGATACGGTCTTCCAGACCAATATAACCACCATTGATACGTTTAGTCATTGTTTTGATATCACCACTATCTGCATAACGGTTCAATCCATTCTTATTCCAGTACCAGATGGCGGACATGAGAGCGACCTCTTTATCTTCTGAAACCTTGTCTGGATTGTCAACAACGTCAACATCCATGTCGGAGGCAAATGCACTATAGTTTGCTTTACCTGTCAACTGGATTGGGCCTCTGCCACGATACTTCCATCCGTCACCTGAGTCAGTATCCCCATTCGACATACGGTTAGCATAGACTACGTTAGCAATCTTTTCTGGTTGTCTGTGATATGGTTCTGAATCTCGTGCGGCACGTTTGAAGTATTTGCCGAAGATTGCATCCAGCGCCTTGGCACTGTAGTTAAGGTTTTCAGAGAACACTCTCCAACCACCACTCTCATGTCCACACTGAGCTATGAAAGATGCAATACGTTCTGGTGTATTGATTTCATATTTCGGGAAGACTTCGTTCATTGCATCTACCCATCCATCTGGGTCTTTGCAATTAGGAAATAGTTCTTTGAACTGACTAGCTGTCAACATTGTTATTGACTCCTTTGATAATTGTCATTCCATCCAAAGGCTTCTTTAACTACGTTTTCAGAAAGTCCCTTGAATACCTTATGTAAGGATTTGTCTTTTGCGGCGATAATTAGTTCGGCCTCTGAGATATGCAAACCTTCAAGCATCTGAATGAACATGTTTTCCTTCTTAAACGTAGCAAGAGTAGTATTACCACCTTTGATAAAGTGATACAGTTTCCTTGATTCTCTACGCAAGACGGTATGTTCTGTACCTTCAGTAGCTTCGTTTGCTGTATACGGAACTTCCCCAGCGGGGATTTCCCATTCGATTGCTGGGTCAAATGAAGATTTGATAATCATTCTCAAAGAATCACAATCGTGTTCCTTTAAGATCTCAATCTTCTTGCCCTTAGTTTTTGCATTGTGTACTTTCTTTAATACCTCAGAAAGTAGAGGTGTGTATGTTTTCTGATTCATAATCAAAAGTCTCCGATATCGTTCATAAGATTTCTCAATCTTTTATTTATAAAGTAATTTAGCAGTTTACTCCTGTCACCTTTTGGAGGCATCCTATACTCTTCTAGAATCCTACCTGTCAGTTCTTCTGGAATACACTCTAAATCAATTAGTGTTTTGTTTCGTTGATAGTTACGCATCATCTCTTCATTGAAAACATCTTCTGGTTCATGTTCAATCCAACCAGCAATCTTTTTCTTTGACATAGGTTTCTGTCGCATCTCATCTACGAATGTATTGTCTGGCGATAAGAAGTTTGGTATACCATCACTCCTATCACCCTTTAACACATGTTCCTTAATATATATATTCGGATCAATATCCTTAATAAACTTTTTAAGAACAGGTGAATATTGTTTTACAAAGTTGTGTTTTTGCAACTGTATGAAATCTTTATCACCAGATAATATTAAGATGTGTTCGAATTCATTCGGTGTCTTAGATATATGTTGACATATAACTGCAATACAATCATCTGCCTCAGCACCTTCCACTTCAATAACTTTGTAGGGGAAAGTCTCACGAATTTCATCACGAATAGCATTAAGTGTCTCAAAGATTGTATTCCAATCTAAGTCTGACTTAGCCCTATCCTTCTTACGGTTTGATTTGTAGTTGGGGAAGTATTCTCTTCTCCAATACTTTTTGCTATCATAACAAAGTACAAGTTCACCAAACGCCTCTGAAAACTTTGAACGGTACATCCGTAAAGAATTCAAAACCATATGACGAACTAAGTCCTCATCGACTTGTTTGTTCTTTGACTGATTTATTTGTACCATCAGATTACTGATAGTAACTTGGTTCATATCCACTAGAATCATAATTTTCTCACTTTATTTATATACAATGATACCACTTATCGACTCATATGTCAATAGATTTTTGGTCGGAGTATAAGGATTCGAACCTTAGACCTCTACGTCCCAAACGTAGCGCACTACCAGACTGTGCTATACTCCGACAATAATGGCTGGAACGATAGGATTCGAACCTATAATCTGCACTACCAAAAAGTGATGCATTACCGTTATGCTACGTTCCAAAACTGGAGCTCCCCGCCCGATTCGAACGGGCCACCTGCTGATTACAAATCAGCTGCTCTACCAAATGAGCTAGGGGAGCAATAACTTATATATCATTGTCTGGATTCTCATCTCCAAACAACTCATCAGACACACCCTGTATCATATCAAGGTCAATGTCCATAGTAGGTATACCATCCTCTTCTGTATAATCAATAAAGAGTTTAGTAAAATCCTGTAGAGGATGGTCTAAACCACCTTCTCTGAATATCATACTTTTAATCAACTCAACCAAAAAGGCAGTGTCTCTAAGGAAGTCGGGATGATCTACGTCAATGCCATTCTCTGACATATTGTGTATCATATTTACCACAAGTCCCTGAGTCAAATCTTCAGTAAACAAAATATGTTCACGAGCAATACCAGCGGTGTTGTCAACTTTGATTATCTTTCCTTTTGGGAAATTGATGATATTATCTTTCTTCTTCGACATGATGAGCTCCCATCCATGTATAACCAAGGTCTGGATAGAATACACCCTCTGTTCTTTTGGGTGTACCATCAGCATAATATGCCATTGCAACACAACGATACTTTATGGCACTTTGTTGATGTTCACCATAACGTGTATCAACATAATCACCATCACGCAAATAACGATGTAGATTTCTAATGTAACCTTCGTGTTGAGATACTTGCGCCTCTGCACCCTTTACCTTATCACGAACACCACGTTTAGCAGCAGACAACAAATCCTTTTGTGTCTTAATCCACATCTGCACCTTCTTCATACTAAGAGGGTCATCATCACCACGTTCAACCACACTAGGATGAATACTTTTATATTGTGGTGGGTTCTCAGCGAGACGTTTCTCTCTAGCAAGAGCAAGACGTTCACCAGCAGCCTTCTTTTGTTCAGGCGTCATTGGTTTACGTTTCTTACGAGGTTTCTTTATAGTCTCATCCGTATTTATTGTTGGGCGCCGTGCCATATCACTACCTTATTAATAACCAAGTTCTTCTTTACGTTTTTCCATATTTCTTTTGAAACGTCTCGTAGCAGCTTTCTTATCTTTCCTACGTTTAGTTCCCCTAGATTCATAGAAGGTTCTATCTCTGAGTTCTTGAAAGAACCCATCGTTTAGTAATTTTTTCTTTAAGATACGCATTGCTTTATTGACATCATTGTCACGCACCTCAACAGTCAAACCACCTTGTGGCTTGTTTTCTTTTCTTTTATTCTGGTTGTACTTATTATACCTCATTTGTTCCTCAAAAATAATTGGCCTGCCCGATAGGACTTGAACCTATAACCTACAGCTTAGAAGGCTGTTGCTCTATCCAGTTGAGCTACGGGCAGAAAATTAACCATTAGTATCGGTTAAATTTTACCCTGTGCTGTTTCCCCTCATGGGAAAAAGTCACTATACTGTGAGAGTAAACTGTATTTCTCTCTATAGTATATGTGGTGTTCTGATAACATTGTTGTTGCTGACGATAACCCACAATTTGATTTTGTTTGTTTTGTTTCTTGTCTGCTTGAAATATGCCACCTAGCACTGCACCAGCTGCTGCACCGTTATCTTTTCCAGTGATACCCTTACCAAGTAATCCACCGATAATCATTCCACCTAATACGTCCGTACCAGATGCACCACCACCACCAACATTTCCATAGATAGGAATATCGACAGTATTACAGATGTTCTCTGTATGTGGGACTTTCTTTTCAATAGTCTTATACTTATCTTCTACAGTTGCGCCACCAGCAAATGCTGTTGTTGCAAGTAGAGTTGTCGCTAAGACAGTTCCAATAATTGTAATTTTCATAATCACTCCTTCACTGTTTGTACGCATGAACCAGTTCCAAACAATTCGTAACCATTTCCCTCTGGGGCAATTGTAACACGAACATAAGTTTCTAGCGTCTCGCACATTATTTTGGCAGCAACTACTGCCTCTTCTAAAGTTTTATATACCATTTTTTTATTTACTTACCATTTACTTATACATCTTATCAGACTTAACTTGTCTTGTCAAGAGGTATTAGTTCCTTTTCCTTAGTTTTTTCATTATATAACACTTTGACGTAGTTTCCTTTTTCAAGTGTATCAAGTGTAAACTCAACTGCTTCTTCAACAGCGTCCTTCTTACCGAAGTGGACGCCGAGATAATAAAATGCGGCAAGCAACCCTGTCGCTAATAATGAATGTTCTAATCCTGTCATTGGTTCTACCTCTCTAAGATAACGTAATCGCCAAAGTATTTATCAAACACAGAAATAAGGTTTTCGTAATCACCAGACTTCATCTCTTTGAGGATTTCAGATTTATCGAACCCCAACTGTTTAGCAAGATTTGATGCTTGTCCCATTAGAGAAAAAGCATTTCCTGCTGGGCCTGTCAAGTCAATGACAAGTTCACTAGGTTGTTTATTGCGAATCATTTGCAAACTCCTTTTCAAACGCAGAGATAATTTCTTTCTTCTCTGCAATCAAATTTTCGACTGACTGAAGCGCCATTCGCTTCTCATCAGACGCACCCTCATCCATAGCAATCAATAAAGACTCTAGGATATTGATATCACGAATCACATCTACCATTATACAAACTCCTTGTATGTTACAATATTCATTATTTTTTTCACAAGTTCTTTACCATAGTCTGTGAACAGGATACCATATCCATAAACAAAAGACTCGACATCTTGACTGTGGTAAAAGTCTTCACCCTCAACTAACCAACGTAGAGCAGTCTCTTCATTACGAGCCCCACAGTTGATAGTGTTGGTAAGGATAGACTGAAATGTATCAACACATTGTTGCGCCCACTCAGACTCTTCCTTTATATTCGCCTCAATGGTATCACCATATTGGTCACACAAGTCTTCCAACTCTGCATTGGTTTTGAATTTGAAGTTCATCATACGAGCATAACTCTTAGAGTATGCTTCAGCACACATGTAGTATGCATCTTCTTCCAACATAGCACGCTTGTATTTCACGAGGGTAGTCCAACCATTCTCTTCAAAGAAAGCAGGGTCGGTAGGTATCATTCCTGCCATACGTCCCTCAGCAGCGTCAACCCATTCTTGGGTTTCAGCGTTCTTAGCAGTGATATAATCAACTAGTGCTTGTTCCATAATCATTTCCTTTTCTCAATCTTACCTATACAGTATACATGTTATTAAAACAAATGTCAAGTACTTTTTTCAGATATTTGTCTTTTTATTTGTATAATTAAAGTCTGGAGTTCAGACAAGTATTCATTCGCTTCACCCCTGCCGTAGAAGTAGGGCGTACCACTTGTTGAGTGGTTTATAGAGTCGATACCATTGCTGATACCATACTCTAAATCACCCTTATAAGCTTCTAGGAAAGTTAATGTTTCTTCCATTTCTTATCCTTCCACTCTATCATGGACAGCGACAGCGCCGTAGAAATTCACACCAAGCAACCTTTCACAAAGTTCTGAGAACCTTGAGTCAGAAGTTCCAGCGTAGTTACCACCGAACATTGTCCACTTACCTTTCTTGGATTCTGGAATCAATCGTAGTATTCTCTTACCACCGATTGGTTCTGCCATCACAAGTTCAGCAGCAGGGTAATCTTCAGACGGTTCGAAAGGCCCATCAGCATTCACAACAGTGAACCCTTTTGCATAGGATGATTCACCACCCATTGTGCAATCAATTGAACCTAACCAAGAATCTTCTTGTCTTGCTTCTTTATAGATGTTTACATGTAATCCCATTATTTCCACTCCAATTTAAATTTTTCAATCATAATATCACGAACACGTTCTCTGTCGAGACTGTCTCCACCACCCCAAGTCACTTCTTCAGTAAGAGAATTGAAGTACATCTTGACAGACTTCGCAATCATTTCAGTTGTTGCACCAATAGGATACACACCACCTTTACCATAGAAAGATTCTACATAGGTAATGAAGTCAAGCACTTCAGAAACTACCACTTCAACTCTTTCTTTTTCAAACATAATCATATTTTAACTTCCTTTTCTCTATCTTATGTAACCATTATACTTGTTATTAAAACAAATGTCAAGTACTTTTTTCACTTTTTTTCAAAAAAGATTGGTGCGCCTGAAAGGATTCGAACCTTTGACCTTTGGTTTCGTAGACCAATACTCTATCCAGCTGAGCTACAGACGCATTAAATTTAATCATAAGTGATTTGGGCCGCATAATCAATTCGATCAAAGATCGCCTCAAGTTCTGCAATCTTCTCTTTACACTTCATCTTGGCAAATCCGTTGCCAGGCGTTTTCTTTTTAATCTTTTCGATAGTATTCAGCATATCTGAAAAGAATTTGTGTTGTTCTTGCAACTGTGCGATATCCATTATACCCACTCCTCGTTTAGTGCTGCTTCTAATAATAAACGTCCCTTCTCACCAGTTGTAACCAACATACGGCGGCCCAGTTCATTCTTCATTGCATCTTCTGTGTAAACTTTCGTAGCACCATCATTGTACATAACGCTTACTAATGTTACATCATCTGCATCTTCGTGTACAGAAGTTATCTCACCTTCTGCAATATAGTTGTCTTTTCCCAATTGGGGATAAACACGAACAACTTCCATTCCAACTTCAAACATATTATACTAACTCCATTGCATCATTCCAAAGTTTCCACGCATCATCGTGGTTCTCAAACCCCTCTTCATCAGCAAAGTCCATAGAAGAACTGTGACTAGCACCAGAAGAAAGTCCTTTAGTTTTTAGGACATAGGCAATCATCTCGGCAGTGTCACCATAACCAACAACACCCTCACCAGAGAACATTTTAATCCCACCTTTGTAGGCAGAAATGAATTCGATTTCGTTTTGTTTTGACATGTTTAGTTCCTTTTCTCTATCTTACCTATACAGTATACATGTTATTAAAACAAATGTCAAGTCTTTTCTTAAAAAAAGTACAAAAAAAAGTCCTTGCAAAACAAGGACTTAGAAATTATTTTAAAAAAAGTTGAAAAACTTTAGTAGTCCCAACCACCTCTAGGTACAGTTTTACCCATTGCAATGCTCTTGATATCTCCACGACATATACCCATGTCATTAAGTTCTCTGTCAGTCAATGAATGCAGTTCTCTGTATGCTTTCTTGTCCATCTTTGGAGTGATAGCATCTCTAAAGTTTGTATACAAGTCTGCGACTATATCACAGAATGCACAATATGTTGATGTAATTGTTACCATGTTGATGCTCCCCACATTATAAGTGCAGGCAATACTAGTGGAAATGTTACAAGGAATAACCCCTCAACAATATCACAGAACCTACACACCTTTTCGTTCTCTCTCAGTTTCATTATCATTTCACTCATTTCTTGATCTCCATCATTAATTTTTTCGCTTCTGCATGATATCCCATACGAGATAATTCTGATGCAGCTCTTGCTCGTCCAGCCGACTCTGTTACTGATATGCATAATATCAATAGTCCTGTTAGTGCCTTACTAATCCAATCACAAACCGCACATGTATGTTTGTAACCTTGGTTTATTAATAAACCGACTGACATTTTTAGGTTCTCCTTTTAGTCATTATGTTGTCGTAATAAGCAAGTACATCGTGATCGTGTAAGTGCTTTACTTCGTTTGAATATTCTGTCCGTATGAAACGTACAATATCATTCGTCTTTGGTTTTGATTTGAACAAATCCAGCATCCATTTTGTCATTTTATTTCTTCCTCTTAAAATGATAAAGGGATGCATAGCATCCCCTTGTTAATTATTTTGAGCACTCAGGCTCGCTCTGTCCATTTGATTGGGCATTTTTTGAATCTCCTTGGGGGTGGTTCGCATTTATTTAGGTAAATGATGCTGTCATATGTTACGAAAAGTAATGTTATTTCTGCATACTCGTTATATCAAAAATGCATTTCTTTAGAACTTATTCTTGTACTCTTCTTTAAGTACCTTAGAGCTACCAACTCTAACATTGATGATACCATTATAGTACTCATCACTAAGCAATACTGCTCTGTCGAATTGTTCTTTAGCTTCTAGATAACTGAGCATTCCTCTACTTTGACAGTAGTATAGAATCTCTCTGGTGAACTTGTCTTCACCAAGTCCTTTTACATCAGCATTCAAATGATCTGAAGAACCCCAATAGGTTCTCCAATCACTTTCTTTACTTGAACGCCGTTTGTTCTTTCTTCCTTTTAGTGGGGGTCTTGTAACCTTGAAACGTGCTAGTTTCTTACCAATGTACTTCTGTTCATTAGTAAGATTAGTTATCAGATATACAAAACCCTCACAGTCTTCTGGTAGGTTGTCAACAGGGTCGCCTTTATAAGTCCATTGTGACATTAGTAATCTTCGTCTTCTTCCTCATCGAATAGTTCATCTTCATTATCCTCTTCGATGTTCTCAGAACAAAAAGGGCAGTACTTAACGCCATAACTCCATTCATCCATATTATGGGCGATTCTGAATACTGCCTCGCACCCATCACATAAGATTTCTTTTCTACTCATAAATTTGTCTGCCTTTTATTATATTTATTATGCGGCGTAAACATCATCCCACTTACCTGTCAAACCAGCAACCTCATATTCGGTTACTCTGTTCTCAAAGAAGTTGGTGTGGTCTGCACCGTTAAGTACCCACTCCAACCAAGGTAAAGGATTATCTTTTACTTTGTAGTTACCTTTGAGTCCTAGTTGTAGAAGTCTTCTATCAGTAATGTATCTTACATACTGTTTCACTTCTTTCTGATCTAGTCCCTCAATGTCACCCATTTTATAAGCCAAGTCAATAAAGTTATCTTCTAACTTCACAGCTTGTCTTGCCATCTCATATATATGTCCCTTAAATTCGTCATCTATAATACGAGGATGTTCTGCACAATATGCCTTGAATAGTTTTGCAATACCCTCAACGTGAATTGATTCGTCACGAATACTCCACTCAACTACCTTACCCATACCTTTCATCTTACCGTAGCGTTGAAAGTTCAACAACATTACGAATGATGCAAATAGTGCCACACCTTCATTCATTACAGATTTCGCCATTGTAAGTCCAAGTCCACGAACAGTGTTTGGATCACTCTCCATCATAAACTCAATCTTATCTGCCATCTCTGTATACTCTAGGAAGGCATGATACTCGGCATCAGATAACCCAAGTGTCTCATTAAGAAGTGCATATGCACGTTGGTGAATGGCTTCTCTATTTGCAAAAGAACCAAGCATATTCCGTACTTCATTGTTCTTAAACTTTGGTATAAGTTGGTCATAATAGTTCTGTCCTACTGCAACATCAGACTGTGTAAACAATCTTAGAATGTTTGTGATGTATTCTTTTTCGATTGCACTTACCTTACCAGACTTCCAATCAGACACATCTTCAGACAAGTCAAGTTCATCTTCAATCCAGTGAACCTTCTCATGTCTTGTTGTGATTTCAACTGCCCAAGGATAGTGGAATGGTTTATATGTTTCTGAGAACACCATCAATCCACCACCTTTCTTTTTGACAAAGGTATCTGCAACAGCAATAAACTGGTCGTATGTACCAATCAACTTATCATCAATAAAGATTTGTGGTACTGAACGAGCGTTTGGTACACGTTGATAAAATGCAAGACGTTCTTCTTCGTTATCCATTTTGATTTCTGTGTACTCATATCCATGTGAGTCAAACCAATGTTTGGCCTTCTCACAAAATGGACAATGCGATTTACTATAAATTTCTACTTTCATTTCTTCTTTACCCTTATCCTTCGCAAGCGACACATTCGTCTTGCGATTCCATTGTTTGTGTTTCAAAGTCTTTCAATGCATCACGAGCAACCTTTAGTGATACATTCTCTGCTCTTTGTGAAGTCTCTGTTCGTAAATAGTACAGACCCTTCGTTCCTAACTTCCAAGCGGCAAAGTGTGCCCTATGCAAGTCTTTCTTATCTGCCCCAGCAGGGAAGAATAGATTTAGTGATTGTCCTTGACAGAGATATTCTTGTCTGTCTGCAGCTTGTTCTACCAACACGAGTTGGTCTAATTCAATTGCTGTTTTGAAAACATCTTTGATTTCATCTGACAAGAAATCCAAATGTTGTACTGAACCACCATTAGTAATAATACTAGACCAAATGTCTGGATGATTCTTTCCAACCTTTTCCAACTCTTCTTCTAGATATATATTCTGTACCAAATGTGAACCAGCACGAGTACGGTGTGTATATGCATTCGCTTTCATTGGTTCAATAGATGGCGAAGTAGAAACAATAATACTAGAGTTTGCATTGGGGGCAATTGCCAGTAAATGTGCATTGCGTCTACCAGTACCTCTCATATCAGGTGCCTCGCCCTTCTCTGCACCTATACTTATACTTTCCATAACTGCTTCATCTTTGATGAATTTAAACACTTCACGATTTAATTCTCTAGCCTCTGGTGAATCGAATGCAACTCTCTTCTGATGTAGAAGTGAATGCCAACCCATTGCACCTAGTCCAAGACTACGTTCTTGTGTTGCTGAGTATCTAGCACGAGCAATCTCATCGCCAGCGTTA